TACGGTTATTAAGGTTGAGGGTGATAGTTTAGTAGAAGGTGCTAAAGTTTTAGTTATTACAGCAGATGCAGAAATTCCTGCACCAGATGGAGTACACGAACTTGAGGACGGAACTAAAGTAGAAACCAAAGATGGTATTATTGCTAAAATTATGGAAGTAGCTGCTGAAGGTGAAGATGAAGAATCAGAAGTTGCTAAAGTTGAGGTAGCTAAAGAACTAGATATGTCATCAGAAATGTATGATATGTTAAAAGATTTTGTTTCTAAAATGGGTGAGAAAATGTCACAAATGGAACAAAAAATGGAATCAATGAACAATGAGTTTAGTGCTTTCAAAAAAGAACCAGCATCTAAAAAGATTGCTGATGGTAAAAGAGATTTTAATAAAGAATTAAACCAAATGGATAGTCAAATAGACGCCATTATGAGTTTAAGAAAAATAAAAAAATAATTAAAAAAATAAGAAATTATGAAAATTTATTCAGAACAAGAATTTGGTTATGTAGTATCGTCAATCACTGGTTTCACAGACCAAGTTGGTGGTGAATTATTAGCTAAAGCACTTATCGGTGCAACAACTCCTAGATATGCAAATGTGCGTTTAGGTATTAAAGGTACTCAAGCATTAAACTTACTTGATAGTACTCCATCTTTCCAAGCTGGTGCTTGTTCTTTGTCTACAAGTGGTACAACTACTTTCACACAAAGAAACATCACAACTTGTCCAGAAACATTATTTGAGTCATTATGTTACAAGCAATTGTATCCTACTTACCAATCAATGTTGATGAACGCAGGTCAAACTTCTGAGAGTGTTCCATTCGAACAAATCATCGGAGATTTAAAAGTTAAACAAATTCAACAAAGAATTGAACAAAAATTATGGCAAGCGACTACTGCAGGTGGTGATTGCTTTGATGGTTTAAAAACATTAATTGCAACTGGTCAAACAGGTGTTGCTAACTCAAGTGGTACTACATTCTCAAATGCAGCGGCATATGGTACTTCAGGTAACCCTATCACAGAAGTTGACAACCTAATCAACGTATTAGATGACAACGCAATGAGTCGTGAAGATTTAGTTGTGTTTATGTCTTATGCAAACTTCCGTTTGTATGTACAAGCATTAACTAAGGCTAACTTCTTCGCTAACTACATTGGTGCTACATCAATTGATGCAAATATGGAAGCTACTCATCCAAATACTAACGTTAAAGTTGTTCCAACCATTGGTTTAGCATCTTCTAACAAGGTAACTATTGGACCACGTGAATATACAGTAGTGGGTTTTGATTTAACTCAAGACCACGAGAAATTAGATATGTGGTACTCTAAAGATTTTGATGAGGTTCGTATCCGTGCTAACTACAACTATGGAGTACAAGTTGCTAAATTCGGTTCTACCGCATACTTTGCAACTAACAACTTAGCATAATCTAAAAAGTTATAAAAAAATTAAAGGGGTGAAAGTCCCCTTTAAAAATAAATAAATAAAAATTAAACATATAAATTATGTCTTGTTATATATCTTCAGGTGCAGCGTTAGGATGTTCTGATGGAATTGGTGGTATTAAAAAAATCTATATCGTAGGTGGTACAGGTTCTACTTTAGGTGGAATTACTGGATTCACATATGATGCAGATGGTGCTATCACTGGTGGAACCGCAGCAGCAAACACTGTACTTTATGGTTTTGATTTAAAGAGAAATACTTCTTCTTTAGCACAAAACGTACAAAAGAACTTTGAAAATGGTACAATATTTTTTGAACAAGTGTTGACGGCGGTTCTATTTCGTTATGACCAAACCAAACGCAATCAAATAAAAATACTTTCTCAAAATGACCAAATTGAAATAATTGCTATTGACCAAAATAATACTTTTTATTACTTAGGTCAAGTTAATGGTATGTATTTGAGTGGTGGTGATGCTTCAACTGGTACTGCTTATGGTGACCGTAATGGTTTCACATTGACATTCACAGGTCAAGAAAACACACCAGCTAATACAATCTTAAGTAATTCATTAGATGAACAAGTAGCAACAGCTAATGCTGTATTGGCTTCAGTGTTCTCAGGTGTTACGGTTACAGGATAATAAAAAGTAAGTCTGTTGTGGACTGAATTTCTATATCTCTATCTAAAAGAGGGGCGTCTAGCCCCTTTTTTTTATTATTTTTTCTAATATACCAATTCAATATTAGTTTTTTTATATTTACTTATAGGAAAGACATATTATGCTATATCTACAAAAAGGTCAAAATAACACTTTAACGTTGAATATAAACAATAATAGTAGAGATACTTTTACTGGTTATACTCTTACCTTTACTCATATTATGAGTAAGGAGGTTAAATCGTATAATATTAATACTGCAAATCCTGCTGAATTTGCAAAGAATATTCGTTATTGTGAGATTGAATTACCACTTAACGTTAGTGATTTAAATTATTTGGGAGAATATCAATTAAACATTTATGGAAAACCTGGTAATACATTAGTATATACAGGTATAGTTATATTAGAAGGAACGGTTGAACAACCATTCTTTACTCAATATATCTCTCCAAATGAAACAAATGAAAATTACATATATATACAAGATTAATTATGAGTGAGATAAAAAAGAGTGAATTTAAAAAGATTGAGTTTCATAGGGCAAGTTTACCCATATTCGCTGAGGTTTTCCAAAGAAGCCCGTGGGTGTTTTATGGTGAAAACAATCTATTACCACAATACTTTATAGGATTATTTGACAATTGTTCAATACATAAGTCAGTGATTATCAGTAAGGTAAACCAAATTATGGGTGATGGTATTGTATCATTAAACAACCCAATGGCAACAGTAAACTTAGTAAATCCAAAAGAGAATGTATCTGAAGTAATGAGAAAATGTGCTTTGGATTTTATGTTATTCGGGGGATTTTGCTTAAATACAATATGGTCTAAAGATAAAAAAACAATTGCTGAGATTTATCACCTTGACTTTAGTAGAGTTAGAAGTGGTAAGTTAAATGATGATGATGACATTGAATGTTATTATTATAGCGCACATTGGAACGATACAAGAAAATATCCTCCTGTTGAAATTAAAGCATTCTCTCAAGAAGAGTCTGACCCAAATCAAATCTATTACTATAAGTCATATATGCCATCAATGAGTTACTATCCTGTACCTGATTGGAGTGCAGGTCAACGTGCAATTGAGATTGATATTGAAGCTAAGAACTTCCATATGAACAATTTACGTAAAGGAATGGTACCATCATTATGGATTAATTACAATAACGGAATCCCTGGCGAAGAAGAACAAAGAATCTTAGTTCGTGCATTGGAAGAACAATATGGTGGAACAGATAATGCTGGTCAAGCTATTATATCTTTCAACGAAAGTAAGGAACAATCTCCTGAAATTACACAAATTCCACGTAACGATAATGACAACTATTATCAATCATTAAACGATGACATTACAAGAAATATATTATCAGCACATAGGGTTTCAAGTGCTGAATTATTTGGTATTGCTACCGCTGGTAAGTTGGGCGGATCTGATGAAATTACTCAGCATTCTGAATATTTCCGTAAGATGGTTATATTACCATATCAAAACTGTCTATTACCAGTTTTTGACAAATTGGTTTCATTGAAATTTGAAAGACCAACAACATTTGAAATTAAACCTCTATCATTATTCTTAACTGGTGATGTTGTAGACAATCCAGTTGTAGTAGATAAACCAGTAGAACCAACACAAGTATTATAAAATGGGCGTATTATTAATATCAGAAACAAAATTAAAGGCGTTTACCAATATCAATAAGAATGTTGATATGGACGTATTAAAGGCGGAAGTACAAATTGCACAGGATATAGACCTTCAAACTATTCTTGGTACATTATTTTATCAACATCTATTAGACCAAGTTAGTTCAACAGGTAATACATTCAGTAATGATGAAAAAGAACTAGTTGACTCCTACGTGCAACCGTATCTTATTCAAACTGCATACTTCAATGCAATACCTCAGATTATGTATCGTACTATGAACAATGGTATTACAAGTGGTACAATGGAGAATGCAAGTGCTGTGGACATTGAAACAATGAAGTATCTACGTTCAATTCAAAAAAGTCGTGCGGACTTTTATTCACAAAGATTATTAGATTATCTATTAATTGGTCGTGGTCAAAACAAATTCCCTCAATACAATACAGCTTCTACAATTGATGGTATGATACCTGATAGAACACAGAAGTATAACAATGGTATATTCTTACGTCACGTTACACGTAAAGGTTGGAATATGCAAGATATAAATAAGACTATGTCAGTATATTCAGAAATGGATAATGCGTACAGAGATTGCCCTGATTGCTACTAAAATAAATATATGTATATAAAAACAACAGCAACAATACCTTCTTACGAATTTACTTGTTGGACACAAAAGATATGATAGAACAAATAATATTAACAATTGTAACTAGTGCTATTGGTTACTTTATTGGATATAGAAAATCAAAGAATGAGATTGAGGGTGGTCGTTTAGAAAACCTTGAAAAATCTATTAAAATATATCAGGTCATCATTGATGACTTAGGTAAAAAGGTTGAGGAATTAACCGCCCATATCGTTAGATTAGAATCAACGATTGATAGTTTAAAACAAGAAAATAATAAATTAAAAAATACGAATGGAATATAAATTACCCTACCCAACAGAAGAAGAATTAACAATGACAACTAAGTCACAATATTTTGCAAGAGTTATTCCAATGGATTTGGATAAGAAATTTAAAATAACTCAGGAAGAATATACAGGTTGGATTAGTCATAACTTCAATAGTATCTATCTATTGGATAAAGAATTAACATACAAAGAATATTTAAAATTAAGTAAGTAATATGAAATTTGAAAACATCATTAAGTTAAAATTAAATAACTTTGAGATAAAATACGGAAATAAAATGGCCGAGGATGACGGTCTTGAAGGTGCTTGTTGGGAAGGATATGAACCAATTGGAATGAAAGAATTAGATGGTAAGATGGTTCCAAACTGCGTACCAATTAAAGAAGAACAATCAAAACAAAAATTTGTAATTCCATCACCTGAAGGTGGTGAGGATGAACAAACCTATATAAGTAGGTGTATTTCTTCCATAGTTGACGAGTACGGACAGGAACAATCGTTAGGTATCTGTTACTCTCAATGGGAAAAGAAGTAGTCTTAAATCGTCTTAAAATAAAAAAACCCTCAGTCTAAAAGTCCGAGGGTTTCTTATGCTTTCTATTTATTATAAAAATGGTGGGGATTGTCAGAGATGGCAATCAATAGAATATACAGAATATTAAAGACTCCCCCCACCTGTATAAATATATGTAAAATATTTTGAATTACAAAATGTTACGCATAAAAAAAGGGGACCAACATCAGGTCCCCTAAATAAACAATTAAACACTATACTTCTTCTGGATACTTACTTTGAATATGTTCATCAATCTTAGATATTCTTTCACCTAATTCCTTGCTGTATCCATTCTGACAATAGTCTACAATTACATTGGTGATACCTAAAATTTCTTTAAGGGTTAATGGAGTACCGATTGTACGTTGGTAGTCCTGAACGAATTTAAGAGAGGATTGTCTAACAATGCTGTCTTGGGTTGTGTTTTGATTTGCCATAACTATTTATATTTTGTTTATACAAATCTACGGAAAATAATTGAAATAAAAAAATATTTGTAAAAAATTTTAACTTTACGATTTTATTTGTATATTTACATTATAGTCCCCATTCACAATACAGGACATTAAGAACTTTAAGGGTTGTCTAAGAAAACAGAGGTGAATGGCTGTGAGTATTAGATGACCCTTTTTTATTTAAATTATGGAAGATAAAACAGAACAATTCTTAATGGTACCATATACCATTTTGCAAAACAAAGAATTGAAGGATAGTGATAAGATGACACTTGCACTAATCTATTCATTTCACAATAATAAAAAGGAAATGTATATGTCCAATAATAGATTGGGTTATATGTTGGGGGTAAGTAGAACCACCGCAAGTGAACGAATTACCAAATTGGAAACATTAGGTTATATTAAATGTGAAAGAGTAATGATAAATGGTAAAGAAAAAAGAACTATTGTTCCATTAAGGATGGTCGGTAGTCCGAATAGGTTAGTCGGTACTCCGAACCCATTAGTCGGTAAACCGAACGGTATTAGTCGGTACTCCGACACTTCGTTAGTCGGTGGAGTTGGCAGTATTATATACCCTTTATTAGATAATAAATTAAATAAATTACAACATAAGGAATTAGATAAGGAAATACCTGATAAACCTTTTGATGAATTAACACCAGATGAAAGATGTGAATTATTAAAAATTCAATACCAACAAAAACAAGAACTAAAACAATTAAATAAAAACTAGTATGGAAAATTTAACTAAATGTGGCCAGTGGTATTTTAGAACTGATGAAATATCATTGAAAGATTATTATACTTTACCTAGTGCATCTAGAAAGCAGCACATTGAATTTCTATTAACATTAAAGGAATCTCAACGAAGCAGCAATGATATTAGTATATTAATTGTATCTAGAGTTAAAGAAGAAAAGGAAAATATTAAATTTCTAGAACTTTAATAAAAGCCATAATATTTATTAATATGGAAGTAAGTAGAGAAAAGATATTATCCAACTTAAAAGAAGCAGATTTGTACCAGTTATTGCAAAAATACTGGATAGATATTATTGATAATAATTTAACTAATTCAAATTCAATAATAGATTGGTATGTGCCAAGCATTGATACTTGGATTGAAGGTAAATGCAGACCAAGACATTGGGATGCTTTATTAATTGAAAGAAGCAAATGGAATGCTTTAATGCAAAAGGAGAATGCATTTTACATAAACTCAACACCGAAGGGAATATTTGTATTTGACATAAAACAACTAGATGAACCAGTTTGGGATTTTAATAAAATGGCTAAGTCAACTTACTTTGAAGGTTCTAGTACTAAAATAGAAAAGGATAGTGGATACTTTCTAATCAGTAAAACATCCTTCCAATTAGACCAGATATTGATTAATTGATTTTTTTTATCTATAT